GTGTTTCCACATTGAACTTCGGCTTGCAGTAATTCCCCCCCCCTTCCGGCTGCGCTAATATCTTGGCATGGAAATCCCCCAGATACGACATCAACAATTCCTCTCCAAGGGTTTCCGTCAAAGGTTTGAACATCATCCCAAATTGGGAAATTTGGCAAAAGTCCGTCATTTTGTCTGGCGCACAATACGCTTGCTGGGTATTGCTCCCATTCGACTGCACAGACTGTTCTCCATCCAAGGAGATGTCCCCCAAGTATTCCTCCACCAGCGCCTGCGAAAAGAGCCAACTCATTCACACTTGCTCCTCAAGCTGCTTGATCTTCTGAGAAATCCTAGCTCTCCATTGCTGCCATCCTTCTCCAGCATAAGCCTGGACTCCTATCTCTTGAGCTTTTTTCATTGTGAGTTCTTCTGAGCTATACCAAGGCAACTCAGGTCTTTTATTTACCTTTGGTTCTTCTATTACGATTTCATCCTCAAACCTATATTGGTTAAGCCAAGTAGCTAAATGTGGTATGTACGCAAGTTGCGTATCTTGCGATTTCCAGTATGCTAGATGGTTTGGCAAAGCCTCTACTGCTTGTTCTCGCTCTGCTGGGGTTAGCTTATAAAAGCTACGATGCGCCATTCGCTTGCTAACTTTCCTAGGATATAAACTCCAGAACTGCTCAAATAAATCTGACATTATTGCTCCTTCACGAATAATAGACACCAACTACATAAAAAAAGACTGCTACAAATTCTACAATGAACAATGGTATATCCTCTTGGTATATACCAACTAACGCCCAGATAGCACTACCGATTAAACCAAAATGAAGGTTGATTGGGTAGAAATTTAATGAGGTGAGAAATATCCCGATCAAACACAGGATTGTTCCGATCCACTTTGCGACCTTCAATCTGTTCCAGGCGTTGTCTTTCAGCAACTTCATGTAGAAGTATCTCCTTAAAGTTTTTCATGTGTTCCTATGGTAATGGTCTTTAGGGTTGTTTTTAATGGATATCAATAAGATATCTACATCAGCAAACCACATAATTACTTTCATGCCATCGTGCTGCATGATTGTAAAACTCATTTCTCTTGTGCCTTTCTTAGTATTGCTCTAGCAAAATCCCTATATGCAAAAGTTTCATTTATAAGATTGCAATTCAACACAAATACTTTTTCTATTTCCTCATCTGTTAATTGATTTGTTTGTTTTCCTGCATCAAACCCATATTGCCAACCCATTTCAATCAATAGCAACTCATCTTCTGTATAGGCTTTAGTGCGTGGTTCGCCATCTTCTAACCATTGACCAGCTTTCCACTCTTCAAATGTTTTGTATATCATTTCTCTTGTGCCTTTCTTAGTATTGCTCTAGCAAATGCAATAAGGTTTTTATTTAAATAACCATCTATGAATGGGGTATTTATATGGACTTCAATTATTTCCTCATCTGTTAGTGTTTTTATTGGATAACTAACATACTCACCAGCCATGTGGCTTGCAGTTCTATCAAAAGATTCATCAATCTCTACCATTCCAGCAAAAGGTATTGGCTCTAACATTTAGACTCCTAGGGTTTTGTTACTACGCATGGCTAAAAGCTCTTTTTCTAAGCCTTGCTCTGGCTTATAGGAAAGCAACTCTAGGGCATCGGATGTACAACATTTACTACCTTTGTAGCAAGTGCCGGTAATAGCATCCATTATTAACCCTGTTTTATGCTCGTCTGTCCCAAAAAACACAGGCGTACAAATGATCTCGCCAAGGTTAGTAGTTCCCTTGTAGAGAACTCTATTCTTTAGCCAATCGAGCTTAAGGGATTTCTTTTGCCAAGTAGGAAAACAACTGCTGGCATCGGCACATAGACCAGTCATGGATTTTCTAATTTCTCTCATAACTTAGATCTTAATCTACAAATCTACATAAATGCAAGTGTTTTATTTATTAAAGTTTCATGCAGTTTTATAGGTGGATATGTACACAAAACGGTTTAATTTGTACATATAGATATTAATATGTATACGCAATCAACATTTATAGGTACTAATATGCCCATTTTTTTGTATAGGCTTCCATAGCCTCTGCATAGCCACTAATTTTATTAACATCCATTGGTGTGCTAGTGAAGTGAGTAATCATTCGGTAGCCATCTTTTACGCAAAAGTTCCTTTTACCTTGTTTTGCCATTTGCTTGCAGATGTCTTGATCGTATAAATGAAAGCCTGGTATAGACTCATCAAAGCGCACATCTTGGTAAGTAGCCAGCATAAAGCCGTCTAGGTGTAAGCAGAACTGTTTTCCATCACAAAAGTAAAGTATTCCATTGCGAGAGTCTACAACACTACCAACGCATTGTCCTTCCCACCAAGGAGAGGCATCTGTCTGGCTGCCTATGATCCCTACCATGCCAATCTCATCTATGCAATAAGCTATCAGATTCATGCGTAAAAGGATTGGATTGGTAACAATAAGATCGTGGTGAATAAAGCATTTAATTTTATTCTTAGCTTTGTCTATGCCTGTGTTATACCCCTCTGCAATAGACTTAGCGTTTTCTACAACAATCAACTCATCGTCATCTTTTAGGATAAGAGATTGCGCCAAACATTTCTCAAATATCTTTTTATTGTGCGTACAAGTAATGTAGCTAATTGATTCCATAGTCTTAATTTATATATAAGTATTTATATATGTATATACATTGTATATATCTATGTATTAGTCTTTAGTAAGGTTACTGCTCTTTCGGTGAACGAACCTAGCCTACCTAGATTCGCCTTCATCTGCTCCATCGGAGTTACAGAACCCGTCAGTCGTTCAAGGAATAGGCACTAACTTCGCCACCTATATTGTGCTGTTTCATCCTTTACCCCCAGTAGCACTATTTCTCCTAAGCCCCTGGTATGTCGTTAGAGCCTCGAACTTAGGAAATCGTATCTTACCTCACATCTCAAACTCTTTGCAAGCCCATCTTCCATTAGGCTGCTTAAACCATCCTAGAACCAGTATTTTCCAATTAGACCGCACCAGCTCTGGTAAGAATTCAGACTCGGAGATCTTTTTAATCCTAGATGACATATTGCTTTTGCTAGTGATCTGGATGCCTACTGTTTCCCCATTGCCAATAGCTAGGATGTCAAAAATAGAGAATAGGTCTTTCTTGCGCCTAGTGAAAGCGTTATAACTTTCTACTACATCGCATTTATAGCCCCTAGACTCCATAAGAGCGACTGTACGGCTGTTTTGACTAGCCAAGGTCATTCTCTGTCAGTCTACCCTCGGATGCCTCTATGATCGCTGTATGCCACTTCTTAGGGATGCCATTACGCATCTTCCAAGCATAGGCCGTTACATACTTAACCCCTATCTTTTCGCATAGGATCTTGATAGTCCCAAATTCAGCCATCAATTTATCGAATGAACTTGTTTGCGGAAGGCTTACAACAGTATTCATATACACTCCTTTTGTAGACTTTTTATTCTACACCATCCAAAAAGTGTGCAAAAAAACAACATTAGGGTTTTCCTTAGAAATATATTTGCAAATCTCTACATTTGTAGATTAAGATTTATCCATGCAGTTCAGATTAACCACTCGTGAAGGAGTACAAAATGAAATCAACTTTTATGCCAATGGGTTTTAGAACTAATGATGGCTACCTTGTTAGCGATGTAACAGTTCAACAACTTCAACAATTTTTTAAAGAAGAACTAGATCTAGAAACAAGTCCTTCTGATATTCTAAAAATTGTAGATGTTTTTAAAACTTTAGAAAGAGAAAAGTTAGTAGCTTAATTAACACTCCCCTTCGGGGGAGACTTTTAAACACTCGTGAAGGAGTACAAAATGAAAGACTTTATTTTAGGTGGCATATTAGGATTTGTAATTGTAGCTTTTGTAATTACTGTGTATGGCTTTCGTATTGGTGTTTATACATTATGAGAGCCTTAATCCTGATCCTAGCGATCTCATTAGTAGGCTGTGCGCCTATCCCAATCAAACGCTATAAGACCGATGTAGTAGATCAAACGCCTTGCTATAAGACTAATGATTGTCCTATGCAAAATCCCCCAGCGTTTTTGTTCTACAACAACTTTAACAATTCGTGGAGAAGATAAATGTACAACAACAATTCTTATTATGAAGCCCCATACGATGACCAGGCAGAGCAAGAGCAACTGGATGAGCGTTTGTACGATGCAGTTAAGAATGACCCTGAGTTTGACCCTACAGACCTAGGAAACTTTGCTGAGTCTATTGGACAAGATGTAGACGATACAGATCTACAAGAGTTTATTCGTGATTGCGTAGCAAGAAAAGATTGGGAGTCTTTAGGCCGTAAGCTGTATTACCATAGTTGGGCTTACATGGAAAAAGTAGCAGAGATCCGATTAACATAGTGAAGGAATCAAAATGAGCAAATATTTAGAGCTTAGAAATGTAGATGTTTCTAGCAAGATAGAAAAGAAAAACAATCTTAGTTATCTGAGCTGGGCATGGGCAGTTGATACATTGTTGCAACATGACCCAGAGGCTACATGGACTTATGGTCAGCCTGTATCGTTTGGCGATACAGTAATGGTCTTTTGTACAGTAACCGCCTTTGGCAAATCTATGACTGCCCAGTTGCCTGTAATGGACTACCGAAATAAGGCTGTGCCTAACCCTGATGCCTTTGCCGTAAATACTGCTATGCAGCGTTGTCTGGCTAAAGCAATAGCTCTACATGGTCTAGGATTAAGCCTATATGTAGGGGAAGATTTGTGGGATGATGTAGATACAGAAGATACGCTAACGGCTGATATTAAGGAAATTAGGGCAAGTAAAAGCCCTGCCGAACTCAAGGTGGCCTTTGCATCATCTTACAAGAAATACAAGGGCAATGTTAAGTTTTTAGATGCTATCACTAACGCATACAACGACATGAAAGCCCAATTTAATGAAACTAGCACAGGAGCAGCCTGATAATGTTTGCTCCCCTTGTGGTAGCACCTGGGGAGTCCATAAACCAAAGGATCACCAATACAGGATATGGGTGGACAAATGCGATGTATGTTTAGATTTGAGAGCCGTATGCGATGCGTCAGAATTCGGTTATTTAAAGGAAGGCTGGGATGGACAGAAAGTGGTGTGTTAGTTGTCAAGTTCTACGACCAGCTAGTGATTTTAAGTTGGTAAAGATTAACAAAATAAGTAGATGGAAGTGTGGAGTTTGTTTAAAACGAGAGGCAGATAGAAAATATGGAAAATAACTTTATTTATACCCCAAGCTCTACAGATATAGCTTTGCGCTGGAGAAAGCAGCATGGCTATATTCCAGCTAGTGAGCAAGAGTTCTATAGGAAAAAGTGGGCAGATTTTAAAGCAGAATTTGCTCGTACCTTAGACGATCAGCCCAAAAAGCTAACGCCTAGTGAAACAGTCGTTTATCAATGGAGAAAACGAAAGTGATTAACAAAAAGTGTCTTGAGGCTTTTAATAAATTATCTGAGCCTGTATACCATCCACAAGAGTATTTCATGCTAGGATGGAACGCTGCGATAGATGCCTTATCTGCTGAGTTCTCTCGCAAATGGGAGATGAACGAATTAGAAGATATTGATTTTATTGTTCAGCCAGAGCAAAAGCCAATGCACGATGACGAGTGAATGGTATCCTTTATGCTACCCATCAAGAAGGGATTACAAGGCTTGGCTTTATCTAAGAGATCATGCCCAAGAAGTAGTCAATATTTGCGATGATTGCACAGAAGATTACATGGAATTAATGCAGAAACAGAACCGATGCGACCAGGCAAAGGCACAAAAACTAACTACGAATAGTAAAAAAATATGACAGATTATTCTGAAATTTACATAGAAATTAACCAAGTTCTTAAAGATTACTACAACCACGAAACAAAAAATAACCATGAACGGGCTGCTCAAGCTGCTAATGAGGTAGCTACATTGGCAGAGCATTTAAAATTCTTAGCAGAGGCCAAGCTATGACCACCTTCACAACGGAAGATAGGGTAGCCGTAGAGCAGGGTACGGATGCTTGGCATCAACTTAGGCTAGGAAAGGTAACTGCTAGTCGTATGGCAGATGTGTTGTCAAAAGGGAAGTCTGGGGAGTCTGCTAGTCGTACGAAATATCGTACGGAATTAGTAGTCCAAAGGCTTACAGGATTACCAGGGGAGTCGTTTACTAATGCTGCAATGGAATGGGGTACGCAAACAGAGCCACAAGCTAGGATAGCGTATGAGATAGCCACAAGCAATTTTGTAGAACAAGTGGCTTTTATAGATCACCCTACGATTAAATGGTTTGGGTGTAGCCCAGATGGGCTTGTGGGGAATGGTCTGATTGAGATTAAGTGTCCCAATAGTAGTACCCATATAGATTATTTGATGGATGATAAACCGCCATCTAAGTATATCCCTCAGATGCAATGCCAAATGGCTGTAACAGGGTCTAGGTGGTGCGATTTTGTATCGTTTGACCCTAGGCTACCAGATGACTTGCAACTGTTTGTAGTGCGCCTTGATAGGGATGAGGAGTATATCAAGGCAATGGAAGTAGAAGTAGAGAAGTTCTTAAGCGAGGTCGAAGATACATTAACTAAATTGAAAGCGAGAAAAAATGGCCTATGAAATGAAAGATGGCAACTTTAGCCTATTCAAGAATAATCGTAAGGAAAAAGAAACACATCCTGATTATGCTGGATCAATAATGATTAACGGCAAAGAGCATTACCTTAACGCCTGGCTAAAAAATGGCAAGAATGGTAAGTTCTTTTCGGGATCAGTCGGCAAGGAAAAACCGCCAAAGGATAACTTTAAGCCTAGTGGTGGAGATGAGATGCCAAAGAATACAATCGAGGATGATTTAGTTCCATTTTGATTAACAGATGAGATCGGCATTAACCTTCACGAAGGAGCGCCTGCACCCTTCCGATTATGCAGGCAAACGCTTTGACCAAGCATTACACAATAAGTATGATCCACCAGCTAGGAAAGCTATATCCGAATGGATGCAAATGAAGTGGGGATTAGAGTGCAGGGAAAACCCTAATGTGTATGGAGTTGATTTAATCGCCTACAGAGCAGGAAATCCAGTTGGCTTTGTTGAAGTTGAAGTACGGGGCTGGGTTTATTGCCACCATACCACCATTCATATAGCGCATCGTAAAGCAAAATTGTTTCAGCAAGATCTCCCTGTTCTATTTTTTGCACTAACTCACGACTTAAGTCATGCGTACTGGCTGAAAGCTGAGTTGGTGAAAAAGTGTCCATTGATAGAGGTCAATAATAGGGAAGTCCCTAGTGGGGAGTTCTTTTTTGATGTCCCTGTCAGTTGGTTTAAGTATGTTAATTTAACAGACCCATTTTAAGATAAGTATAAAGCTCTTTCGTCTTTGCGCCTGTTTGTAAGTCCTTTTAATTCTTTGCCACCAGCTTTATTCCACTTTAGAAATTCCTCGGCAGCAGACTCAAACTCGCCTCGATTGTGTTTCATGCGAAGGGTAGAATTTTGGAGATTACCGAGTCCAACATTGAAGGCGAAAGAAACAAGTGCGCCAAACCTACCAGCAGTAAGCCCATTAGGACATAATCGTCTAACTCCGCTTTCAAATGACTGTAAATCTTTAGTAAGTATTTCATCTACTTCCCCCATTGATAGAGTGCGATCCCAGCCATCAGGAATAGGCAATGCTTTACGCTCTGCCAATCGAACTCTAATGTGTGATTGGTCGATTACATGGCCTACGCCAACAGTCCATATTAACGCTGGGCATTGGTATGGGCGCACTCTGACACCTTCATGGTGTTTAATCATGTCAATGACACGCTGATCTAAACTCATTTAGCTTTGAAGGCCTGCGATCCGAACCAGAAAGAAACAACGCTCGCCCAAATGATTTGTGTTTCGTTATCCCACAACATATCAAGAGCAATGCTGAAATCTACGCCAGTTTTAACGGCATAGTAAAAACCAAATATCTCTACAAAAGCAAACAAAAAGAATAGACCATAAGTAATAAATGAGCGAGTAAATGCTCTGGCATTAATCACCCATTGGCTTGCACCTTGACCGATAGCTATATCGTGGGCATAAAGCGACTCACGCTCTTTCTCAGCAGTTTGTATAGCAATCTGTTCAGTACGGATTTCTTCTACTCTAGCCTGGGCTATATAGCCTTCCTTGAGCATCTCCATTTCACGCTCAGTTTGCATCTTAACTAACTCTAGTTCATGCGCCTTATCAGATTTATCTTGAAAATAATCCATTAGTTTTGGCAGACCGCCAGCTAAGAAAGAAACTAAAGTAGTAAGCAAAGTAAACATATTAATTCCAATATAAGTAAATACCAAAAGCCATCCAAGTAGTTGCAACTACCCAAGCCCACATAAATAAATCAAAATCATCTCTCATTTCCATCTACCCCATGTACATTCGTATGCTATCCACGCAGAAAATATGTAGCACAACAGCATAACGCTTTTCATTACTCGTCTATCGTGTTGTTCTAAATGCTTATCTCGCCTATCTTCCCATTGCTTGCGAGCTTTGATACCCTGTATTTCTTCCCAAGACTTAGATCCATATTTACTAATAATCTGTTCTTGTATTCGTGTTTCAGATTGCTTTGCTATTAAAAGCCTTTGCCACTCGTCTACTGCCTCAATAATGGTAGTATTGTCTGGGTTTACTTGCCTAGCTTTTTTTCTAGAATCTGCCCTTT